AGGTCAGGACCCGTATCCTCAGTTAGGATCAGCTGATGGCTTAGCATTTAGCTGTAGTAAAAAAGGTAAAGCAGAAAAGTCTTTACAATATATCAATAAAGCAATTGATACAGATCACACTGATTTGAGATGCTGGGCTAACCAAGGCGTGCTATTGATTAATACAGCTCTTACAGTTGAGATCAATAAAATAGGATCACATTTTTGGAACTGGAAACCTTTTACTGAGTATCTGTTTACAGAGTTAAACAAGGACAATAAAGATATAGTCTTTATTTTAATGGGTAGAAAGGCAGAAGCTTGGCAACTGTTGTTATCAAATCAAAAGTTATTAAAGTGTAGTCATCCTGCATCAGCAGCTTATAGAGGTGGTGTGTGGGATTCAAATGATGTATTTACTAAAGCAAATCAGGAGTTGGAAAGACAGGGTAAAACTTGTATAGTGTGGTAATAATTAGTATATTTGTAAAACAAAACCCTCAGATAAATGTCTAAAGATCAGGAAGTTATAAAAGATTTAGAGATACTTAATTTTAAAAAGAAGTTTTTAGATGAGTATGGTATTAACCTTTATATCTATAAAGGATTGAATAAAAAGTTTAAGATTGAATTAGATGTATATATGCTATGTGCACTTAGTTGTATAAAAGAAGATTATCCTCAGTATAAGTTTGTCAAAACTATCAGAGAGAAAATTAGATTTCGTGAATATCTAGTGTTTGTACAGGTTATGAGTTATTTAGCTTATAAAGATGGCCACACTAAATCAGCAATAGGTAAAGCTATTCGCAGGAACCATGCAAGCATAATTAATCATATTAGAAATGTAGAGAATGGGTTCTTTGCAAAAGACAAATTAATAATATATGCACAACAGAAACTACTTAATAAACTAACAGAACATGTGGGAACTATTCCAGAAAATATTAAAACAGAAAGTAACACCAAACCAAGCGTTGATCCTATTTGGGATGAAGCAAAAAGTTTCATTGCCAACTAGCAATAAAGATGATAAAGATGCCCTTGTTGCAAGAGGTTTTCTTACTTATGATGGTACTTTATATAAAATAACTCCAGAAGGCAGAGCTTTCTGTGCAACCTTAGATAATTACTTTATTAAAGCTAAGAAGAAGACTGACATACAACTGATGGGTAAAGACTTTGCTGATAATATTAATATTTATAGACAAGTATTTCCTAATCAAAAGTTGCCAAGTGGTAAGCCTGCAAGGGTAAATGTAAAAATGTTATCAGAATCATTTAGGTGGTTTTTTGAAACATATGATTATGAATGGTCTGATGTAATTAATGCTACTAAGATGTATGTAAATGAATTCAGAGATGCTGAGTACATGTACATGCAAACTAGCCAGTACTTTATTTGCAAACAGGATAAGCATAAGGTTAAGTCTTCTACATTAGCAGACTACTGTGATATGATTAGAGATGGTATTGATACTGAACAAAAAACATTTAAAGAAAAAGTAGTATAACATGACACCAAATAAAATAACAGAAATATTAAATAAGTTAAACCTTGTACTTGAAGATTTTCAAATGCTAAGAGATGGAACATGGGTTCCAGATAAAGAGTCATGTAATGACAGTATTGATAATATAGAAAGTATTATATATGCAATAGAAAATGAGTAGACCAACAGAAGGTTGGGTGGGGCAGTATGCCGCATTCAATGAAGCATTGAAATATATGCAAGGTAGACAGAATGGGACTGAAAAGTCAATATATACACCTTGGCCTAAGTTTAATGATGCTGCTACTGATGGTTTGGAATGGAATACTCTAACGGTTATTGGTGGTAGACCAGGTTCAGGTAAAACTTTGATTAAAGATCAAATTATACGTGAGTCTTTTGCACTTAATCCAAATGATGATTTCAGAGTATTAGAATTTCAGTTTGAGATGGTGGGTAGAACCTCAGCCATTAGAGAATTTAGTTCTGTTACTGGTAAGACTTATAAAGAGTTATGTAGTGCAGGTAGTGTTTTGACTTCTGATGTACTAAACACATGTCATCAGTATGCTAAGGAAAGAGTTAAGAATCCAGTTGATATAATATCAACACCAATGACTGTAAATCAAATGCGTGAGCAAATTGATATGTATATGGATAAGCATAAAGGAAAGAAAACAATCATAACTCTTGATCATACTATGTTAGTAAAGAGAGCACCATATCAGAATAGTACATTAGATATGTTGTTTGAGTTAGGTGAGTTCTTTACACAGTGTAAAAGAGATTATCCGTGTTTGTTTATTGCATTATCACAACTTAATAGGAATATAGATAACCCGGATAGGGCAATCAATGGTAAGTATGGTAACTATATACTTGAGTCAGATATATTTGGTTCAGATGCTATGCTTCAACATGCAGATATGTTAATTGGTATCAATAGGCCTGCTAAACAGAAGATTGGGTTCTATGGTCCTGATAGATATATCATTGAGAATGATAGAACTCTTGTATTGCATTTTCTTAAAGCAAGAAATGGAGATGCAAGAATGAGTTTTTTCAAGGCTAAGTTTGAACAAATGCAAATAGATGAAATGGCAACACCAGGACAACAAGAAAGAAGATAATAAATTAAAAAGTAAAATAATGGGAATAACACCAGATCAACGTAAGAAAAAAGTAGCTGATTTAAAAGAAGAACATGAAGATTACTTTCAGACTGAAGGTAAAATTAATGCATTATATATTCCAAAGATGGCTTACAGGCCAGGAGGAAAAGATGAGCTACATATTAGCTTCTTTCCTAGTGAATTAGAAAAAGAAGAAGATATATATACAGAATTTGTAAGCATAAGCTATGATTCTGAAGATCCTAAAAGAACACTATATCTTTTGAAACATAATCCTCATTGGAGGGAAGAGTTTGAGCTTTCAACATCAAGCTCAGGGTTTCAAAGACATCTAGTGTCAGTTAGTGAACTGAAAGTAATTAATGATGTGACCAGCAGAGGTAAGTTAGTTTTAGATTTTGCTGATTTGCCAAATCCAGATAATAATTTCACTTCTGCAGGAGCTACTTCTGATAGTTCGTTAGTAGATAAACTAGAGGAAATTAATCAAACATTAAAAACGTTAACTAAAGTAATAAACAATAAATTAAATAAGTAAAATGGCCCAAAGTGTATTAATCATTGCAGACTCAGGAACTGGTAAGTCTACATCTATTAGAAATTTAAATCCAGATGAAACATTCATTATAAATATTGCTAATAAACCTTTACCATTCAAAGGATGGAAGACAAACTATACCTTAATAAGTAAAGAAAATAAAAAAGGAAACTTAGCATCAGCTTCATCTGCCGCAGGCATTATGAAAGCTATTACTCATGTAGATCAAAACATGACACATATTAAAACGCTAGTTATAGATGACTGGCAGTATATGAGTTCTTTTGAGTACTTTGATAGAGCTAATGAGAAAGGTTATGACAAGTTTACTCAGATTGCAGCAAATCTTGCTCAGGTAGCAAAGATGCCCAAAGATCTTAGAGATGATTTAACTGTTATATTTTTAACTCACTCTGAGGATTCAACTGACATCAATGGTAATAGAAAGATTAAAGCAAAAACCATTGGTAAAATGATAGATAACACACTAACTTTGGAAGGTCTGTTCTCTATAGTTTTATTTGGAAAAGTAAATAAAAATGATGATGGTGAACTTGAATATGGTTTTGAGACTCAAAACAATGGAGAGAACACATGTAAATCACCACAAGGTATGTTTGAAGACTTCTTCATCCCAAACAACCTGCAGTATGTGAAAGACTGTATTAAAAAATATGAAGAGTAAATAATCAAAATTAATTAAAAGAAAAAAATTATGTTAAGTACAAGCGGAATGTCAGCCGGATCAGGCAAAGAAAAACCAGTAATTGAACCAGGTAATCAAGTAGTTAGAATTAACTCTGTTACTTTTGATCAAACACCATATGATGCAGATGCATATAATATTACATTGAATGTTGAGAGTAGACCCATGAATGGTGAATTTCAAGGGTTTCTTGTAGATCAGAACAATCCTAATGGCCCACGTTATAAAGGTCAGGTTGGTAGAGTTAGATTTAGCCCTTATGCATATAAAGACACAACTTTAGCTAACGGTAATGAAATTAGCCGTGACACAGAAGTTATGAAAGCAATGATCTTTTTATCTGAAGCACTAGGTAAAAGAGCTGAACTGGATAAGATCAGTGCAAATACTATTGAAGAGTTTATGATAGCATGTAATTCATTGTTTTCTAACTCAGAGTATGTAAATATGTGTTTAGGTGCACGTGAGTGGGAAAATAAAGATGGTTATATAAATAATGATTTGTTTCTACCCAAGCTAAGTAAAGCTGGTGTACCTATTGAAGCATTAGATGCTGAACCAAGTAGACTTTTGACTTATGACTCAAATGATACTAATCATTTAAGAAGAGCAATTAAGAAAGTTTCACCTACTACAAGCAATTTTGAGCCTGCAAAAACAACAGGTGATGATTTTGATTTGTAATAGTTTATATTGATAAAGCTTTAAGGGGAGTGTAGTGCTCCCCTTTTTGTTTTATAAACAGAACCTTATGTTTAGCACAAAAAATCTAGTATTAGATATAGAAGATATACCCAGCTATTGGGTGTTTCAACATTATCTAAATTTATCAGAGTCATTGACTGGTCAAGATGTTAAAATAATTTCTGTATTTAATCCTTCTGAAAAGACAGCAAGCTTATGTATTTATGTAGATGCCAATCTGCAACAGTATAAGTTTAAATGCTTTTCTACAGGTAAAAACGGTAATAAGATTGATTTGATAAAGCATATGTTTGACTTAAGTTATTCATTAGCCGCCATAAAGGTTGTTAGTGACTATAACTTATATGTAAAAACAGAAGACTTTAAAGAAGTAAAGCTTAAGCCGGCTGCTAAATGGCAGATAGATTTTATAAAACATAGACCGTGGAGTGAAGAAGATAGTCAGTATTG